GGTCCCTCGCAGCTGCTGCCTACACAGGCAACCACTTGCCGGCTAGCCGGCGTCCACTCCCTATATGCCCAATTGACTTGGAGCACCGCGGATTTTAAGCCGCCTCACCCTCTCTTTCGGACCTTGAGAAGGTCCCCCTACCCTGTCAAGGGTGGCCGCGCACACCCGCAATCGCAGGTGGCCCTCCACGGGCAGAACGCGATCTCTTGCGGAGGAGAGATCCTCAATGGTCGCCCTTATCAGGGAAGAGGTCCATAGGGACCGTCCGTCGACACACGACACACCGCATAAAACCTTCGCTAAGACCAGGGGTCAAAGGGTTTCACCAAGAGAAGAACACCGTCTTCCACCAAACAAACGGGACCAGGGCTGCAGGACAGCCGAGACTCCGCAAGGACGACCTCGCCACGCGGACGAGGAGCGACAACCGGGGTACGTACTCCGAACGAAAGTTCGCAGCCACGCCACCCACCAGCGCGAGCGCGTAAAAACGCAGACGATGGTTTGACCATACAACGCTTGAAGGCATTGTAAGTCAAAGGTTGTCGTTCGGTCTGAAAAGACCGACCGCCTACCCACAGGTCCATCTGGACCTCCAACCTTTCCACGGACGTCGAATCCAGCGAGAGCCGGTAACGACCGTCATCGAGCCCGGAGTTACGCGGCAGGACCGCGTAACCGCGCCGGCAGAGCCGGCGCTCGTACTTGAAAGACTCAAGTACGCCGAGATCGAACCCGAGATCGCTCGGGCGTAGGCACCACCTCGAGCGAGACTTCGCAAGGACGAAGGCACGCTCCCACAACGGACCAGCAGCCCGACAAACAGCTGCTTGGTGCACGTGACCCTGGAGGTCACGTGTACCACCTCCCCTCCTGAGGTGCTTCACCTCCTTCCATCTCCCCCGTGAATCCCTGAGGAAACACGTAGAATTGATCTCCGCAACCGACCTAAAGCGGCCGGTTTTGGTCTCATTAATGATTGCCCAGTCGGGGTAATCACTATTGAGAACGGGACGATGACTGCTAATAAGGCAGTCATCGCCGTTGATCAAAATTCTTGCTTGAACGTCGCGCGTGGCCCAACGGGCCGCCACGTACGACTGCAAGCAGAGGAGAGGGAAGGAAAGGTAAGTGCCCATCATCTGTCCGTGGGTGACCTGAGAGTCACCTACGAACGGACGAAGGGAATCCACAGCGTCCTGGCGCACAGAACCAGGAACCTTCTCGCAGCGCGACAGGATCGCGCAAAGGATTGTGTCGGCAACATCCAATCTGAGATTGTCTGAAGCCCCCACGAGGTCGACGGAAGTTTGCCAGTCAAACTGACAAACCCTATCGATATCGGATGCTGCGGGCGGGCCCACAAGCAACCAATCCTTTCTCCCCAAGTATGAGTAGAGGCACTCATGCAAGGGTCCCAGGGTATCCCAACGATAAGTTGGAATACCCATAGGCCTCAACTTCCCAGCGGAAGGAACCTCCTTGTAACGGAGATTCCAACCGCCCACCCCCTTGGGAAGGGGACCACCCGACCGAACTCGGGCCTGAAAGGATTCATAGGAACCTAAAGACCAGAATTCGGAAGAGAAGCCGCGATCATAACGGGATGATCGCTTGGGAAAGAAGCTATGACAAAAATCATAGTAACGACTATCCCAGCCAAGGGGAAGGGCCTCCCGAACAATTTTGCGCGCGAAGGCAAGGTATTCGGGGGAAGAGGAGGAGGGAGAGGGATCGCAGGCCCTGGCGAACCAGGACGAGCGGACGGAGGGGGGGGAGTGGTGGGAGCAAACGATGGAAGGAAGGCCCTTCTTAATGGAACTGACGCTGTGCGCCAGCTCCCATCGTTGCCTGCGTCCCAGGCGTAGGAGACGGGGGAAGCCCTCGTCATCCCAGCCGCGCTGGACGCGGGGGAAAGGAACGGAGACCCGGCTGGACCGGGGGGAGAGAAGAAAGAGGAGATACTTGCCAAGATCGGTAGGTTTGAGGTCCGGTAACTCGCCTTTCCCTAGGGAAAAGCGCATCCGAACAAGCCTCAGACCAGACCGAACGGTCTCCTCAGTACTCGCCGC